AACAACTTGACCACCATTTATAAATGCTGTTGCTGCAGCTGAAAAACCATCACCATTAATAGTTATACTCGGCACACCAGAGTCATATCCGGATCCGCCTGAAGTAATCGCGATACCTAAAATTTGTCCTGGAACAGCAGCATCTTGTATTACTGCTTGTTGTGTTTCTAAAGTTGTTAATGTTAAACCACCAGCTGAATCTAATATTTTTTCTATAGGTAAAAAATTAGAAGATAAAAACTTACTAGTTCTTGTCGCGCTTAGTGTATATAAAAATTTCCAAACATATCCATCAGCAGTTTTAAATGCTTTGGAAAGTGTTCCAGAAGGTTTTACAGTTGATGTTTGAACTGCGCCGATCGATGATTTACCTTGTTGTAAACATATATAAACTTGATTATCTTCAGTTAATATATAATAAGTGTTAGTTGGTATGCTAGAAACATCATCGTTATATCCTTGGTATATTGCACCAGAAGACCAATTATATCTAGGAATTGTATATGACACATCGCTTGCAGATTTTATAGATTGCAATCCTGCTCTTAAATTTCTTATAGTTCGAGGCGTATCTGTAGGAGCTGGCACTGTTTCAGAACTATCCCATTCCTCAGATTTTCCTATTCCGATATAATATCTATGTTCTACAACAGTAGCTGTAACTTCATCAAAAACATTTTGTACTAATTGTTTTTTGAAAATATCTGTAATAATCGCTGTCATGTCTTATTCCTTAAGTTATACTTATACCGTTATCCGATGAATCAGCACCGTTTAACATAAACCATTTAGCTCCATCCCAAATACATTGAGTAGCATGATTAGTTGTTAATGCAAATGAAGTTCCATTTGCAAAACTAGCTGGTGTAACCGTGGCTAGTCCACTTCCTTTATTAGAAAAGATTTTAAATTCACCAGTTGTTGTACCGTTTAACAAAGCTACAGCTAATGCCGATGATTTGTTACATATTATTAAAGTTGCTGCTATTGATGCATTACCATTGGCTGTTATAGTAGAAGCTCCATATGCAGCTTTAGATATACTAACAGATCCAGTACCTTTAGATGCAAGTGTTATATTTAAGTTTGCTCCGCCTCCAGTTGCAGATAATGCAGGACCTGCTACAGATGCGCCATTAGCGATTGTTAATTCATTAACTGCACTTCCAGTTGCTGTAAACTTAATTAATTCTGCACCAGCAGTATCATTTATAGATGTACCAATTTTAGGAGATGTTAAAGTTTTATTTGTTAATGTCTGAGCCAATGCTGAAAACACTATAGTATCGCTATCTCCTAAAACTGGTAATCTTATATTACGATTAGCAGATAACTCGCCAGGAATCAATGTATATTTGTGATTAGAGCTAGTATCGTTAATTTGTGGTAATGTTATAACTGGTGATGTTAAAGTTTTATTTGTTAATATATCTGTTGTATCTTTAAAAACTATAGTTCCTGTTGCATTTGGTATAGAAACTGTTCTATCTGCAGTTGCGTTAATTGCAATTAATTTTGTTTCATGCGAATCGGCGCTAGTTCCTTCAAATATAACTACACCAGTACTTGCAGAATCTTTGAGTTTAACTAATGTACTAAGATTAGAACTATTACCACCAAGTTGAGTGTAAATTTCTTCAAAATTTGCATTCATTTTAGTTCCAGCGCTACGTAATGTATCGCCTGTACCGTCGTTTGCATTAGTACCTATATTAATATTTTGTCTTGTCATTTTCTATCCTACTTATAGTGTTATTTATACTAGAAAGACGAGTCAGTTACACGTCTTGTGAATATTTGGTTATCCATAGTTTCTAATGTAATTGAGAAATCTGGAGTTGCGTTTATGCCTGTTTCATCACTATCTCTAATACTGCTATCATCAAAAGTAAATGAGTTTGGTGTTATAACTTGTTTTAATGTATGATAAGTTGTATCTAATTGAGCCAAAGTTAACCCTTGATAATCGCTTACTATTTCATTTAAATTAGATCTTACTGATTTATCAGCTGAGTCTATCAATGTTGTAAATTGTATGAATGGTGTTGCCATAGTTATAGCTGCTTGAGAGATAACACTAGGACCAGGCGACGAATCAGCTAAAACTAGTGGAGCAGAAGGAAATACCGATGCTTCTGTGTCTGATACAACTTGTCCTGCAAAATAAAAACCAGAAGGGTGTACAAATTTTTTATATAGTTCACTCCATGTATCAACAGAAATACCAGTTTTAATTAGTAAACCAAATGTTTGATATATGTCATTATTTTGTATATATTTAATGGAATCTACACCAATTTGACTAGTAGCTTCTCCAACTTTAAATATTGATGCTTTACCATATTCAACTTCAGCCCGCTGTTGAAAAAACAATCTAAAAAATTCTTCAAGTGAAAATCTACTTCCTTTTAGTCTAGCTAAATCAGCTAATCTTGTTAAAGCATATCTAGTATTAGTAAAATTATCACCCGTTTTTAATCCACCACCCAACTCTGTTACTAAATTATTTAGTAAATCTGCTGGCATTTCTCCAATATCTTTTTTAGCAAATAACTGATGATTGTCATGACCAAACGCATGAGCGCCGTCTGCAGAATCTAAAAAATCATAATATTTTTCTAGAAAAGTTACTAATTTTGGAAACTCGCTAGTATAAAATTCTGGTAAAGCTTCTCTTACTTTTCTATTTTGAAAAGATTTTAATCTTCTTTTACTATGATAATTAATTGACATTTATATACTTACCGCTGTGGTTTGATAATCTAAAACTGCTGCTGAAGATGAGGTTGCAACATCTATTTCTATAATATAGTTTCTTAAAGGTCTTATAGTATTTTGATTTGCAGGAGTTACAGATAATGATATTGCAGCTCCTTCAAATGCTGTAGGTTTAAATCCAGTTAAAGTAACTGCGCCTGATGCATTATTATAAGAACCAATATTATCAATTTCTACTGTTCCATCTTCTGCTATTATTTGTAATTTAGTAGTTCCTGGTTTATTTTTTATTACACATGCCTGAGAATTAAAAGTAAATCGTGTAGAACTAAATGTTGAAATTAAAGCATTTGGTTCAGCTAATGCAACTGGAAAAACTATAGTATACGCAAGAGATAAATTAACTGTTGGTACAAAACTTTGTTTTATAAAGATAGCCATCTTAGAGTTTAATATTGATGGATCAATTGCATCGATGGTAGTAAGAAGATTAGATCTTCTAAATACTTTATTAAATTTTCCTAAGTTAGTAGTAAAATAATTATTAACTGTGTTTTGTACATTGGTTTCTAAAGATTGTGAAGTTGAACCAGTTAGATCCGGATCTAAATTAAAGGTTGTACTTACTGATAAAAACGTAGTTATAGGTTCAACATATTCTGTTGTTATTGACATTATAGCCATATTATCAGTAAGTTCAGTTTGAATTGTATCTTTTACAGATTGTTGAGTATCAGCAGTTACTGCATTTTTAAATTTTAATCCAATAAAAGTTTTTCCATAAATTGCTGGAATACTATCTGCACCACTGTATGCAGTAACATCATCTAAATATGCTCCATAATTAGCTAAAATCTGACCTTTATAATCTTCTGCTGTCACTAATCTTCGTTGTGATGTAAAAGCAATAGGCGCATTTTGTCTTATAGATTCTACGCTTTCTTTATATGATCCGCCAGCTGCAGCTGCTTCTGTTGTAGTAAGTAACGTGTAACTAGTTCCAGATATTGTAATATTTGCGGAAGGAGTAAAAGTAGCAGCTCCATTTGCAACTGTTCCTTTAGTTGATAGATAATCTATTATAATCTTATTACCTGCTACTGGTGCTTTACCTGTAGTTAAACCATCACCAAAAATTATCTCATAATATCCATTAGGAACTTCTTTAATTTGATAGTGTGTACTACTATTAGTAATTCGAATTGCTTTGCTTATATTAGTGTAAGTGTCAAACAATGAAGAACCTGAAGTAGGAAAAACTCTTACGCGAATTGTAGTAGTATCAATAGTAATGTCTGGTATAACATATATTTGGGAGTCTGTAGTATCACCAACAAAGAATGTTTTAGTTTTTTCAATTCCTTCAAAGACTGAAATACTTGTTCCATCTGTAGAATTTAAAAATGAATATAATCCAACACCATCATCTATTGCAGTAAAACTTTCTCTAGTTTGAAATACATATGATACATCATTAACACTACTAGTAAATGAAGTGTTTCTAGGAATAGTTATACTAGTTGGTCTGGTGCCTGAACTAATAAGAACAGATAAATTTAAATCTGCCTTTGACGAAGAATATGATTTAGGGACATAACCTAAACCTTCAGCCAAAGATGCGACTGAACTTCTTAGTTGAGCAGTGTTAATAAAAGATTCGTTTAATGCAAAATTAGCAGTAAGACCATTAAAATGTGTATTATATGCTAAGACATCTAGTATATTACTTAAGCCTGAAGCTTCAAAATCATAATCTGCAAATTCAGTTTGCTGTTTAAAATAATCTTTAAGTCTGCCTTTGACTGTATCAAAGTCAAGTTGCGTCGATTTTATTGTTGTTGCCATTTATCTTAACCTCGTTATATTCACGTCTGTCGTAAGTGTTTCAGATGTACTAATTACTTGAAATGTTACAGTAACTTTTATTTCATGCGAATCATCTTTTAAATTCGATGTTATGTTTAAAACTCTAGCTCTTGGCTCGAATATTTCAATTGATTGCATAATTTGTTCTCTTAAATCGTCATCGTCTATATCTGTATTAAGAGCAAATAAAAAAGAGTTTAGATTTCCACCAAATTTTGGTTGAAAAGGTTTTTCACTAAAATTAGTCAATAACAAGTTTTTAATAGCTTGTTTAACTGCAGCCGCATTTTCTTTTTTATAAATGTCCCCAGACGTTTTTTTCGCAAAAGTTAGATCTATATCTTTAGAAGATACAACTTTGTTAGAAAGAATTGTAGCACTTCCTATATTTCCGTCTTCTACTGAAAAAGCTCTGATTGGCATCATATTTCCTTTTTAACTATTTATAACAGTTATGCGGCCGATGTTGTTCTTAATACTTCTAATAATTCATTAGTAGCTTGATTTCTATTATTATATCTTGTTTCAACTTCATTTTTATATGTTATATTCCATGGTGGAATAATTTCAGGCATTATTAATATTATTTGTGCGTTCAATGTTAAATCCGGATTATAGTTATCGTAATCTAATATTAGTTTATCAAATTGCAAATTGTCTTTCCAATATACAGCAAGATCAAATGTTTTTTCTACAGCGGTTTTACCTTTTAAATTTATTAACTCATACACAACAGCAAAACCTCTAGACATCATATAATTAACGCCGTCACTAACATCTAAGTCTTCGCCTGGTTCTGGTCTATATAATCCTTCTACTACTTGTAATCTAAAATCTTTAAATTCTTTAGTAGCACTTGTAGAATTTATTGTTTTCATTGCTTGTGCATGAAGAGTATATTGTTTAGCTAATAGTAATCTATCGTTATCTTCTAAGATGTGTGTTAATGTAACTGGATCACCATAACCACCTAGGAATTTTGCCATAGATATTCCAGGAGCAAGTTTTGTTTTACTAGTTATTTCATCTTGAAATACTGGATTATATTTAGCATCTACAAAAAAATCTGTGTTTATTACTTCCATATTATATTCCTATATAAACAATTGTGTTGGATTAGTTGCTCTTCCTAATGGCTCAATGCCTCTTCTAGGTACTTTTTTACCACCAACAATTCTTCCTGTTGATAGAGGAGTTACACGTGTAATATTAGGAGACACTGTACCATCTGCAATTAATGCTGAAATAAATTTTTCATTATTAATATTATTAGGATCTCTTAATTTAGATCTAGCTTGGCGTGTATTAAGATCAACTTTTGAAACTCCGCCATAATGAACAGTTCTATCTAATCGATTATACAATTCACTGAATTCATCGATGTGAACTCTCTTAATAGCTACACCTGATTTTTCTAATGCATCATTTAACACTTCTGTAGTTGGTGTTACAGTTACTTTATTAGTACCTGCTACGTTACTTAATGTATGTGTTCCTGCGGCGCCACTAGCACCAAGCGATCCTGCTGTTCCTGCTTTTCCAGCTTGTGTTGCTGTTTTAGCATTACCTTCTAAAGTGCCATGAAAAGTTGTAGCATGCATTGTTGTAGCATGGACTGAAGTAGAATTTACTCGAGGTATATGAGCAGCAAAACCATAATAAACCATATCTTCACCACCTATAGTTCCACTATCTCCTAATACTGCAAGTGAAGAAGCTATAATATTTGCACTTTTAGTTGAAAGAGTTACTTCTTTTTCAGCAGTCATTATGAGTGTACCACCAGCAGCATAGTTATGATCTACTTGTATATTTTCAGCAAATGAACCTTTAATAATATTATTTTTATCACCATGTATTAATGATGTATAACTGCCTCCAACTGTTTCTGATTTATCACCTATGATTTGCACTTCATGACTTCCAGCGATATCTTGTATTAATCCTCTAGTAATGTTTTGTTCCATATCGCCTTTAACATTAACATTAAAATCTCCACCAACTTCTAAGTCAAAATCACCTGCAACTTTTAGTTTTAAATTTCCATTATATTGTAGTTCACCGTCTCCATCAACTACAACCTTTTCGTCGTTAGCAGTTACTCTTAAAGTATTTTTAGTTGATGCATATATCACTGTGCCATCTGCTCGCATCTCTACACCAGATCCAGATGTGTGTCTAATCATTACTCGTTCAGATCCAGGAGTGTCATCGTATTCTACTATATGGCCTGATGCTGTTTCCTTAACTTGTGAATTAGGATATTGTGAAGTACTTTCATCACTTAATTCCAAATCAATATCTTTTACACTTCCGCCAAGCTCGACATTTACACGTTTAAATCCTCTTGCAATTTCATTAACTGATGATTGTTCTTGATATTCTACTCGTGGATACGCTCCTCCAGGATCTTCAAATCCATCTTTTTTATCTTTTAATGAAGCAGCTTTTCCAGCTGGTATTGTGAAATTTTCAGATTCCATAGACATATATTATTTCCTTCCAAATATACTAGCTAAGTTTTTAATATCTAATTTTTTAGATATCGTATCTACAAATGATTTATTCTTATCAACACCAGGAATAAGTTTTTTCACAATGCTATCGCCTTGTTGCTTAGCTAAAGAATTTTTAGGATCATTTACAGCTTTAGCTATTCCACTGTTTATATCTAATTTTCCACTTAAAACATCATTCATCGCAGTTTTTACTGCCGCAGCATCTTTAGCATGATCTGCTGGTAATTCATTTCCAGTTTCTGGATCTATATTTTCAAATTTATCTTGTAATTTTGAAAATGAAAATTTGTTTTTAGCATTAAATATTGTTGTATTACCTTTTGCAACTTCCTTTGGTTTTATATATGCTATTTCTTTTCTAGTTGGCCCATTGCCGCCATCTTCAGGATTTTCAATAGTGTTTGTTTTTCCATACTTGTCACGGATAGCACTCATATCAAAACCTGGACCAGATTTAGTATCATCCAAATCGTTATCGCCGAATACGTTAACTCCTGGTAAAGTTTGATATATTTTAGATATTAATTTATTTAATGATGCCATTTGTACAGGACTAGCTGGTTGTTCGTTATTTGCAACTAATGTAACTTGTACGCCTGTAAGATCAAATGCTGATGTATCTGGATTTCGCACTTCGTCTATAGGCCTTCCTTTTT